TAGACTGACTCTGTTCTTCTGATACCCATGCAATAAAGTGCTGCTCATCTTCTCTGGCAAAGACTAACTTATGCATAATCGCTGCTTTCGAGAGTATAGACTTGCCAAAACCTCTTGGCATAATAATACAAGTACGACTTCCTGCTTTTGTTGTGGTCAATTTATCTGCTACGTTAAAGTGAAAGGAAGGAGAGGCTGACTTGTTTAAAAAATCGTTTGGTAAAAATGCTCTACCAAAGTAAATAAGACTTTTATAAGAGTTGGCAAGGATAGTATCCCGTCTTTTCATCTCCGATGGCGGGGGTGTTATGTTAAAATCACTACTCATCTAGCTGTTTAGGGGCTTCAGGGAGTATTCCTTGCTCAAATGCTTTTAATTTTTCTTTTGTAAAGCCAGTAAACTCTTGTATTAAAGCTACAGAGTCTACTTTTTTCTCTGTAGAGAGCATTCCTGATATTTTCATCAGTGTTTCTATTGCTCTAAGCTTATCATTGTCTCTTGTATCCCGTTTGTCAACAATATCTTTGGTGTTTTCAAGTAGGTATCGTTTTGTAATCCCTACTTCTGACATTAATTGTTCTACTTCCTTATCCACTGCTTGCCTCACTGTTTTGTTTTGCAATAATGCAAATGATCGTTGTTTAATATACGTTTCACTTGTTGTATCTGGGTATGCTTTTTTATATGCCTCTTCTGGTTTCATACCATAAGCAACATATTTTGCAAATAATCTCTTTTTATTTGTCATTGCAGAATCTTTAGACAATTGATGACCATTCTTTCTTGCAAAGCGATACATTTCATTTTTAATTGTACCGCTTAATTTGTAATCAGATCTAATTAAAAACATACCAATAATAGTTCTTAAGTACTTTTGTTTGTTATTACCAATGTCATTTCGTTTTAAAACCTGTACAATCTTACTGTCATCGGTATGACACCACTCCCCTTCTTTTGCTATACGCCAATCGGATACTATGGGGGTGTTAGGATGGTCTTGCCTAAATTCTTTTTCGGTATCATAAGCTTTATGTACAATGCCTTTTACCTTTCTTTTATAAATCATATATTAAATTTAATAAAAAAACTTGACATCGCTATATAATTAAATATAAATTTATTTAACAATTCTTAGTTTGCGGTTGAATTATATAATAGTACTATAGTATATATAGTATATATATAGTATATATAGTATATAATAGTATATATAGTAATATAGTATATATAGTATATAGTAATATAGTATATATAGTACCCGCTTAGTAAAAGTAGTACCCGCCCAGCAAAACTTCCAAAAATTTTAAAAAAAAAATATTAGTATGTGTGTTTCTTTTTTATTTGTATAGGTCGCCCCCCCATTTGCAAATCAGGTTAGAAAAATTACGTTGACTTTTTGCTTTTTGTTTTAAGCACGTGACAAAATTAATTTACACAATTTAAAATAAATTGTAAAAAGTTGGGAACTTTTTGGAACCAATAACGTATAATTAATGTAATCAACATTAATTGATTTGCTTTTTGAAAATTTAGTTATCACCTGATCGTAGAATGAAGGGTGATACATATCTTAATTAATTCTTAACTAAACAAAAAGGAAAGGTGCATTATGCATACAAATAGCAATGATATAACAAATCTAGTAACAGTTACACAAAGCAACCAAGGCTCAGAAATAGCCGGTAACTTTGACAACATCTACGATAACAAACTAAACCCATTTACAGAAGTTGTTAAGGTTCCCTTAAGTACTAATGATGGTGGATACTCTACGGCTTTTTCTGTAAGACTACCGGAGTTAAGCAAGGAAGTTGGTGTAGTTAAAAAAGAATACATGGCTGTAAGTAATATAGACATCCATAAAGTTGGTCAGGCTATTAGAAACCAATCTAATATGCAATGGAAACATCTCAAATGTTTCTTTGACGGCAAGGTATTTAAAAACCAATATATCTGTGAAGATTCTGGATTACAGAAACAAGTGCCAAACATGGAAGCTGGTGATGTTATCGGAATAGTTATGGAAGAGCAAAACAGTTATGATAGTTCAGTGAGTGCCGGAATATTCTTTAGCTTTTTAAGGTTAGTTTGCACAAATGGAATGACCTCTAAAAAATATGGTTTTGGTCATACATTCAAGCACACTCAAAAGAATATTGATTGGGAAGATAGTATATACAGATCAGTTGGGTTGTTAAACGGTCAAACGCCTGAAGTAAAGTTGGATCAGTTTGTTAAGGCCTGTGGTCATTTACACAAATCAATTGACTTTCAGGATCTGGATATACTTACACATAGTAGGAAATATCTCAGGAATCTACCAGCTACACAATATGGTCAGATTATCAGGAATATGATGCTAGCCAGAAATGGCAATGGTGATCCAAAGTATGGTCATAACAACAGTAGTTATACCGGTTGGGACTTGCTAAACTCAGGAACTGAGATACTAACCCATAAAAACAAAGCCACTCAGGGCAATATGAGAAATAATATCATAATGACTGATGGAATGTTACAGTATGGTATCGATCAACAAGATAATGAAAGGTTATATAAATCATTCAATTAACACAGTTGAGGAAAAGGGGGAGCCGAAAGGCTCCCTTTTTTTTTTATAAAAATTTTAAAAATTTATTTTTTATATTATTTTGTGCACGTAAGTAGGTTGTGCACGTAAGTAGAATTTACATAAATTAACTTATTTCTATAAAGTTTGTGCACGTAGGTAGTTTATTTAATATTGTGCACGTACGTAGGTAGATTTCACGCCTTATTATGATATATGTATCTTAAATACATTTACACAAATTAATATATATTATATAAGTTCTAAATATAATACACAACATAACACACAACCCCCCGAAAAAATAATTAATTTTTTTTTTATTTATTTCGGAACTTTTTTAAAAGTAGTGCATTAAATAAGTATAAAACAAAACAACAAAAAGGATATAAAATGAAAATAAACAGAATAAACGAATTAATAAAAGATAATTATAAAATAAAAGTATTTATCAAATTAAATAATAAATATAAAATGAATTTAAAAACTTGGATATATAAAGATAATAAATGTTATGAAGTTTATTATAATCATGTGAAAAAGTTTTTAAATAATAATCAATTACGTTTTATAAAAGCATTTCAAACAGCTAACAAAATTACATATAAAGAATTGATTTCAGCTAATATGGATGTAAAAACAATGCACTCAGCAATAAAAAAACGTGAGTATTTAGAGCAAGATTAAAAAAAAGTTTGGAACAAAGTTTTAATTAACGAGTATAAGTAGTATAAGCTATAAAATAATATAGGGGTATGTTATGAATAAAAAAACAGCTATGCAGATCGTAGGAAGTGGTTTAAGTAATACAGAAAAAATGCCATCATATAGTTTTAACTTGTCAGCAAAAGATTGCATAACAGGATCAAAGCTAGTAAATGTAAAAGGTTCTGTATGCGAAGGATGTTACGCCTTAAAGGGTAATTATGTAAGATATAAACACGTGGATAAGTTGCGACCCAAGACCCTTAAATTAAAAGAGATTCTTTGGGTGAATGCTATGGTTTATTTAATACAGAACCAAGGGAACCAAAAGGATAAAAATTATTTTAGGTGGCACGACTCAGGGGATTTACAAAACGTAACTCATTTACAGAAAATAGTTGAAGTGTGTAAAAGAACGCCAGATGTGAAACATTGGCTACCGACAAGAGAATATAAATTTGTTACCGATTATATTAAGACATATGGAGACCTACCTAAGAATTTAATTATAAGGTTGTCATCTCATATGAACGACACAAAACCACCCAAGATACAGAACTTAAACACATCTACAGTACATAAAAATAAACAGGCGTTAGGTGTTGAATGTCCCTCATATAAAAATAAAGGTAAATGTGGAGATTGCAGAATGTGTTGGAATTCTAAGATAGATAACATATCGTACAAGTGGCATTAATTTACAGAAATAAAATAAAAATATTTTGGAACCAATTAAAAAGATAAACATATAATTATTAACAAACCAAAAACTAAGGAGTTTAAAATGATATTATTAAAAAAACATTCGCAAGAAATAGCAATGATTGACCCTAATGAGATTGCTTGTGTTGATACAACACATAGAATAAATGATTATACAATAACAATTATATTTAAAAGTAGTGCAAAAAGAAGTTTTGAATTTTATGCTAAAGAAACATTTAATGAAGCTATGGATGAAATCAATTCCTATTTTGAAACAAGGAAGGACTAGAAAATGGATTGGGTTATAGAAAAACTAAATAGTGAAGTAATACGAAAGCAGATCAGGGACAGAAGCCAACACAAAAGAGAGGCTAGGTTACTTAAGTTTTGTAAGTTATGTAAGCGAGTATACCAGAAGGATTTTACTTCACCCAAGGACGTATATTATGATAGCTTATGTAGTTATAAATTACCTAGAGAAAATTGCCAACAATGTAGGAGTGTAAAATGATTTTATATTTATTAGCTGAGTTAGAAAGAAAAATAGAAAGTATGTTTTCCCTGACTGAAGGTGCGAACGAGGATATGAGTAAACAAGATTTATTAATGATTATTCGCAATTTATCTGATCGCATAGAGCAAGCAGATAAAGACGTAAAATTAATCTTAAGGAAAAGGAAGTATTTTAGAAATGCCATATAAAAATATTATAGATACCCTGATAAAATATTATGATCTGAAAAGTAAGATAACTTACACAAATGATAATAACTTTGGTAACTACATAGCTGAGACAGATACAATAGTACTTCGTAAAAAGTATGATAGCTTACACGAATTTCTAATGTC